ACTGGTTTGGTTGTTGTACCAAGATCTTCGGTCTCACTAAATCCATACCAAACTAATCCATTATCTTCTGTCTGTAATGTATATCCAGACTCATCATTAAACTCATGTACAAACTTCTCAACAACAGCACTTCCGAATGAAGCATTACCAGACATTACCTCACGACTTGTCTGTGAGTATATCTCTCCACCAGTTACACTGAATAGTGTTGTCTTATCTCCAAATTCTGTAGAGGTCTTAGTCTCTGAGAGACCACTTGCAGCGAATAGACCACCTGAACCTGTTCTGTCTGTAGTAAAGCTATAAGTATTAAATTCTGCCCAAGGTGCATTACTAAACTTATGGTATGATGTTGCACCTCTTACATCATCAGTATTGTATACAAATCCCCAAGATTCTTCTCCTTCATCTTTGGGATCTAGTATACCCCCAAAGTCCAAAAGACTTGGGACTGCATCGACAGCTCCCAAGTCTTCTGTGGTGAATGGTACGAATAATAATTCGTTCCAATCTAATGTTGTTGTTACTTCACAAGTACCAGATACAGTAAGTCCACCAGAACCTACCCAGAACGCACTGCTGCGTTCCATACCACCGCCCATCTCAAATAGGGATCCAGTACCAACCCAGATCTGTCTGATGCCTTCTAAGGCGGTAGAGGCAAGGTAAGCAGTTCCATCAGCAACGAAATTACCATGACTGAAACTTACCTTTGGTGTTCCACCAGATATAGTTGCTGTTCCAAATGGATAATTATCTGCTGATATGGAGACTTCTCCATAACTATCATTACTTAAATTACTTTCTGTTTCTAAATTCGTTGGAGCATCACCTATCGATCCATAATCATCCGATACGTTAAGGACAGTAACATCGCCGTAACTTTCAGTAGAGTATAGAGAAATTGTAGTAGAATCGTAGGTGTATTCGTTCATACTTTACACAAACAATAAGAAGGGGGGTGGAATACTCCAACCCCCCATCCTGTTATACTTAATAGTATAAATGATCAGTCAAGACTGATATTCAATGTAACCTTAATTTGGTCACCGTTGTTCTGAATAGGGTATGGACCATTTGTAAATCTTTCAGCGAACATTATGCTGCTGTAAAGAGTTAGGTTACCAGATCCATCCAATGCAGGAATTGTATCAAAGGTTGATGTTGTAGGTGTACTGAATACTGTATATGTCTGTTCAGTAGTTGTAGTGTTTGAAGTACCACGTGCAATGTAAATAACATCGCCTGGTTGTAAACCGTGAGCTTGAGTAGCAGTTACTGAAGTATAGTCAAGTGTAATACTTGGGTCAGTAGCACCCTGAATGTTATCAGTTAGAGCAACAGCAACATTAGAAGCATCACAAAGATAGATACGGCGAAGAGCACGATCAATACCACCAATTGATGTTCCAGCTGGAACAGCACTGTTACCACCGATAACCATACCGATTGTAATGTTGTCCATTACAGAAGCTACGTTAGGAAGTGTGATATAGTCGTTACCAATAACTCCAATACATACGTTTGAAGCATCACCCTTTGTTAGAGTACTAGCAGCAGCACCTGAAGCAGCATCAGCAACACCTTGAATTGCAAGAGGCATATTGTTTGCTCTTACAATATAATAACCATAAACATTACCAGCAGCAGCATCAAATGTGAAAGTCTGTTCTGGATAAGTAGCAGTTGTTACAACACCAGCAGTAGCATCTTGATTAATTTTCCACTGCCCACCATTTAGGAGAATACCATACTGAGCAGTATAATCGTAACGTGATTCAGTACGATTGTTTACACATGTAGGATAACCTGTATTTACAGTTTGTCCATACTTGTTTGTGTTACCATCTTGATATGGTTCGTAATATGCTGTTGCACTAGGCACGTCTGCTTCAGCAGGGGTGGTGTCAGTAGTGTAAAGCTTAAGAATTAGATCCCTTGGTGCATTATCTTCTCTATCCAAAACGAAGTTGTTCTGGTTAACGAGATAACGAAGTGATTCAAGTTCGCCAATATTAGGTACTAGCAGTGCCATTTAATTTGTCTCCGAAAATCGTTTGTGTTGCTTACTTACGTTTATTTATAAAATAATCGCTCCTCGATTATTTATCAAAGGAAAACTTTGAGAGATAACATAAATCTCCTAATCTGGTTTACCTGATCAACTCGGAACCGTAGCATATCCCCAGCTATTAAATCTCTATCCCAACTAGTTAAAACATCACCAGATGCTTTTAAGTTTCCATTAATCTGTGGTTTATCACCACCACATATAGTTTGGAAGTTAGGAAAATCATTGAATGTACATTTCTGTACGTCCATAATAAGAATACCAACCACATCAGAAGTTAGTGTCCACGACTGAATTCTTCCAGTTACATCTATTTGTAGTTCACCTTTTTCTCCAGTGTTCATATCTACAGAACCACTACCATAAACAAAATTAATTGTTCTGGTAAGATCCGCAGTTGTTGATTGAGCAACAGTGAAAAGCTTATCTCCAGCAGAAGGTGGAGTTGGGAATATTATCTTACTACCACTAACAGTATAATCTACTCCTGGATGTTGAACTAATCC